CAATCGCTCCAACCCACCCTACATAAGATTAATTGCCGGAAGCGGCAATTTTTTGGTTAAATCCTGCCGCTTTTGACGTATTGTAAACAACCCTTATTTTTGCTAAACTTATTTCAGATTAGAACAGACGTTCTAATACTCGAGAAGCCCGGGTGACCAATGCCCTGACTACACACACCTTACCGCGCTTTGCGCTGCACCCGGGCTTTTCACTAACTGGCTCACACTGACACACCAAGGAGGAGGTCACCACCACTATGACTGCCAGGAAGCGCCCCGAAGGGGAGGTTGGCTTTTACGTTGAACATTTCACCCGTGCCGAAATGCGGGACCTGGACCGCGCCCTGGGGGAATCCCTCCAGGGGGAGATCGGGATGCTGCGGATGACCATGCGCCGTTTCTTCGAACAGGCTGCCGAGGAGGCAGATGATATGGATGCCCTGGCGGATGTGCTTCGGGTGCTGGGTCTGAGCTGCGCCCGGCTGGCGAAGATTATCCAGACCGAGCGATCGATGCAGGATAAGCGCGCCGACGAGCTGGGTGAAGCCCTGACCCGTTCGATGGCGGCGGTGCTGGAAGAGTTGAGCAGCGCCAGTTTGAAGAGCAGTAACGGAGACACCCATGGATGAGACAAACGCTTTATTGACCGAACAGCTCCGCCATGCCAATGCCCTCCTCCAGGGGCAGATCAAGACCCTGGAGGCTCGTTTGGCGCACCAGCAGGCGATAAACCACCAGCGGCTTGCCATGCTGGAGGACCAGGTCCGGGACCATGAGATCCGGATCCGGGCTGCCACGGAAGGGGTGACCCAGTTCAAGCTGTTCTCCGGTTTAGCTTCCGGCGGCTCGGGGTTGATGTCCCTGGTGGCGCTGATCAAGACTTTTTTTGGGGGGTAAGCAGCTGCGACGATGACTAACCTGGTTGAAATGATGAAAAAACTCCTGCGGGATGTGGTCTTGTTTACACAAACCACCAATAACCTCAACCTGCGCCGCTACCAGGAGGCTGTAGCACGGGCGGTGATCCACTCGGTGGCCCATGGGGAAGGGCTGAGCTTTGTGGTGATCTTCCCCCGCCAATCGGGCAAGAACGAACTCCAGGCCCAGCTCCAGAGCTACCTGCTGACCCTCTTCTACGGTCAGAATGTGGAGATGGTCCAGGTTTCCCCCACCTGGCGTCCCCAAACAGAAAACGCGATGTACCGGTTGGAACGGGTGTTGAGTGCGAACCTGATCGTCAAAGACCGCTGGGCGAAACACAACGGCCACATCTACCAGGTGGGCAAGGCACGTTTAACCTTTCTCTCAGGTTCCCCCACCGCGAACATCGTCGGTGCTACAGCAAACCTGCTGCTGTCGATCGATGAAGCCCAGGATATCGCCATTGACAAATTTGATAAGGACATTGCTCCCATGGCAGCATCCACAAACGCAACCCGTGTATTTTGGGGCACCGCCTGGACCTCAAATACGCTGCTTGCCCGTGAGGAAAAAGCAGCCAGGGCATTACAAGAACAAGATGGGATTCAACGTGTCTGGAAGCTCACTTGTGAGAACGTCGCTGCTGAGGTGCCGGCTTATGGTAAATTCGTGGCTGATCAGGTCTCTAAACTCGGCCGGAATCATCCCATGGTAAGAACGCAATACTACAGCGAGGAAATCGATTCGGAGGGTGGCCTCTTCCCGCCCGAACGCCTCGCGCTTTTGTATGGCATCCATCCCCCGCAGATCTCACCGGAACCAGGTCAGGTTTATGTGTTGACCTTGGATCTCGCGGGGGAGGATGAAAACGCCCAGGACATTGACAACCTCGCCAATCCTGGTCGTGACGCCACAGCCCTGACTATTGCTCGTGTAAATCTAGATACTTTGAAAGATCCTGGGATTCTCCTACCCTCTTACGAGATCGTTTATCGCCAAATATGGGTCGGGGTCAAACATACGGACCTTTACGGTTCTATCTTGTCCCTTGCTGCTACTTGGAATGTTAAGCATCTTGTTTGTGATGCTACCGGGGTCGGTGCCGGCTTGACTTCGTTTTTAGCTCGTCGGTTTGGTGAAAAGGTGATCCCCTTTAGTTTCAACAGTAAATCTAAATCTGATCTTGGCTGGAAGTTTCTTTCTTTGGTGGACACCGGCCGGCTTAAAACTTACGCCCCTGTGGATTCTGTTCCTGGCCACCTCAATTCTCTGCATGATTTGTTTTTTCTTCAGCTGCAATCCACCCAATATGAGATCGTGCCTGGTCCCGACAAAAAGATCAAATGGTCAGTGCCCGAAGGTGCCCGAGATATGGCTTCCGGAGAACTGATTCATGATGATCTTGTTATTTCTGCCGCGTTGCTTTCAATCCTGGACGATCATAATTGGTCCGTAACCGGTCCGGCTGCAGTGGTGAAAGCTATTGATCCTCTAGACGATATGAAAGGTTTTTAGTGATACCCGCCCTTCCTGTTGCGCTCTCTCTCCGCTTCGCCCCAGGGGTCGTCGCCTCGGGGGCTCCTCCCCGTGCTGGGGCTTCGCTACGTTCGGCAACAGTCGGGCTATTACGTCAGGATTACCCGCTTCGGTTGATCTCGCCCTCGTGCCCCCTCCGCCCTGGGGGCTCCGGGGCTCGGGCGAGCTAACCTCCGCTTTTACACAAGGACAACGAAATGAGCATCGAAACAAAAGCCTTCGGAATAGATTTATCTCGCTGGAATACCAGTGCAGATGGTAAGAAAAAAGTTGACTTCGACATTATCGCCAATCACACCCCCAGGGTGTCATTTATCGCCATGCGTGCCGGCGTGTCATGGGGTTATGCTGATCCCTGGTTCCCATACTACATGCAAGAAGCCCAAAGGATAGGCCGTATCCGTCTCGCTTATCATGTGCTTTTTCCTGGTGAAAATCCCGTCTCGCAGATGGATAATTTTTTCAAAATACTCGGGGACATTGATTTTTCAAAGGTGCCCTTGGTTTTAGATCTTGAACTTGATCACGGCCAGTCAGTCCGCCGCATCACTGATACCACCGCTGAGGCCGTTAATATCATCGCAAAGAGAACTAACCAAACCCCGTTTATTTATTCAAGGGCAGGCTGGATCAACCAATTTTTATATGTGTCAGACCTGCCCTTAGTTTATTGGTGGCTTGCCCAGTACAGGTGGCCCCTGCCCTACCCACTCTATACCCCAGAACACAGTGCACCTCCTACACTGCCCACAGGGGTCACCTCTAGCTTGCACTCTTCGAGCTGGACTATCCATCAGACCGCTAATAGGGGAGCCAGTATCGGTGCTGCTGCCATGCATTACATGGACTACAACCGCTTCAATGGATCTGAAGCAGATTTGCTTAATTTTATAGGCGAGAAAAAGAAAATCCCGCTGTTGTGTCCCATCGACAGTAAACCTTGTTGTAGGTTATTCGTTTAGGAGAACAAATATGCCTGAAAATGCCCGCTCAAATCCGTTCTCTCGTTTTTTACAAAATATTTTCTCACCTATTGTCGAGCAAACTGTGAGAGAACAGCTCACAGTAGCAGAAACCGATAACACTTTTTTTATTGGTACCCGCAGGTATGACGACTCTGAAAGAGACCGCCTCGACTATGACCGTTCTGAGGTTCTCGAACAGTGCCTTGATGCCTGGAGAGACAGCCCCCTGGCCAGACGAATAGTTGAGTTAACCAGTCAGTATGTGATCGGGTCCGGTTTCGATGTCAAAGTAAGTGATGAGAATACTAAGAAATTTGTAAACCAATTCTGGTCTCACCGCTTGAATCGGATGCCCTCCCGCTTGATTGAGTTGTGCGATGAGCTGACTCGCACTGGTAACCTTTTCCTCCTGGTCAGCACAGATGCTGCCGGCATGAGTTATATTCGCGCCCTCCCTGCCACCAACATTGAGCAGATCCTCCATAGTGAAAACGATATCGAACAGCCCACCGCCTTTATCACCAAAGAGGATGAAAACCTTGAGAGTAAAACCTACCTCGCCTACAACCACCTCACAGACGCCCCCACCGATGGTGGGGGCTTCGCCCCCGCAGTCATCCATTATGCTGTCAATCGGCCGGCTGGTGCCCAATGGGGAGAACCCGATCTCGCCCCCTTGCTGCCCTGGCTCCGTAGATACTCCGCCTGGCTTGAGGATCGTGTTAGGTTAAACCGTTTTCGAAATGCTTTCATGTACGTTGTTACTGGTAATTTCGCCAGTGAAGCGGCTCGTAAAGCTCGTCAGGCTGAACTCTCAGCTAACCCCCCTTCGCCAGGGTCTATTCTGGTTTGTGATGAGTCCGAGACCTGGTCAGTGATTACCCCCAAGTTGGAAGCCCTGGATGCCAACCAGGACGGGCTCGCTCTCAAAAAGTTGATTGCTTCCGGTGTCGGTATCCCGCTCCACTTTCTGGCCGAGCCCGAGGGGTCTAATCGCACCACGGCCGAGAGTGCCGGCGGTCCTACTTTCCGCAGGTTTGAGCAACGCCAGCAGTATTTTATTTGGCTGCTTAAAGATCTGCTGCAGGTCGTAATTTCGCGCCGTGCCATGGTGGATCCCACAATTTCAGCGTCAGCTGAAATTGAAATCTCGGGGTCCGATATTTCCGCTCGAGACAATGTCGCCCACAGTATCGCCACAGTCAATATCATGAACGCCCTTGAACGCATGAAGGATATGGGTCTGATCAGTGATCGTGAATTGTTACGCGTTGCTTATAGGTTTGCCGGAGAACAAGCAGATATTGACGAGCTTTTGGCTGGAGGGAGCGGCATCGATGTAAGAGATCAAAAAGTCCCGATCCAACCTGTAACCAAAGAGCCCGTAGATACCAGCAGCGGGTCTCCAAAGAAGTCGGTATTGCCATGAAAAAACCTTTGAGCTTTCAGCTTTCAATTTCAAGCTATCAACTACCAGCTACAAGCTACGAGCCACAAGCTAACCCTATCAGCTATCAGCTATGAGCTATCAACTAAACCCTTTCAGCTTTCAACTTTCAGCTTTCAGCTAAAGGATTAACAATGACCCATTCACATTCAAAATCCATAACCGAACATCAAGCCCGCTTCACTGCTACTGGTGAAGCAAATAAACAGGGCACCTTCGAAATCCTCTGCATCACTGCCGGGGAGGGAAATGGCTGGGATTTTAGTCCCTCTGTCTTAGAAGCCTCAACAAGTCTTTGGGAAGGTGCACACTGCTTTATTGACCATAACTATTTCTCGCGATCAGTTCGAGATTTAGCCGGTCAGGTCGTCAATCCCGTATGGGATCCAGATACCCAGGGTATCAAAGCCACTCTCAAGGCCCTTGGGCCAGGTGGCAAACTGCTCACTGACTTTGGCCGTGAAGTGCTGCAAGAGGATAAACCCCCTCGTGTGGGTTTTTCTGCTGACGTGCTGTTCACTGCGAATGGCAAAAAAGTCAAAGAAATCCTGCGAGTGATCTCGCTCGATTTAGTTTATGACCCCGCCAGGGGTGGCGCGTTTTTACGTGCTTTAAATCAACAAGACCCACACTACAACACAGGAGTAAACCCAATGCCAAAACCAGAAGAAAATAAACCTCAAGATCCAATACAGGAGGAACCGGTTTTAGCTAAGCTGCAAGCCGATCAGGAAGCCATGCGCACGCTGCTAAACGAGCAGGAACGCCAGGCTAAACTTGATAAAGCCTTGCAGGATGCTGAACAAACCCGAGTCCAAATGTGCGGGTATTTGCTTGAAAGTGGGCTGTCCGCCTCGAAGCTGCCGGCTCCAATTCAAGAGCGTATCCGTAATCAATTCAAAGACAAGATTTTTACAGCTCAAGAGCTGCAGGAGGTGATCCAGGATAACCGACAAATGCTGTCGGAATTAACAGCCCAATCCGCTGTTAGTGGCCCCGGCCGTATTTCTGCAATGTTCGATGAGAAAGACAAACTCCAGGCAGCAGTCGATGACCTCTTCGAGGCCCCTCGTGACCAGGGCTCGGAAGGCCTCAAGACTGCGAGACTGTCCGGCATTCGTGAACTTTATCTCACCCTGACGGGTGATCTCGATTTGCACGGTGGGTATCACCCCGATCGGGTCCAGCTTGCAACAACCGCAGATTTCACAGGCTTGGTCAAAAATGCCTTGAATAAGATTGTCTCCAACACCTGGGAACAGCTTGGCCGTGCTGGTTACGATTGGTGGAAAAATATTTCTGTCCAGGAGCATTTCGGGTCGCTGCATGACATCACTGGCACCTTGATCGGGACTGTCGGGACGCTCCCTGTTGTGGCCGAAGGTGCAGAGTACACCCAGCTTGAAATAGGCGATAGCCCCGAGACCGCCAGCTTCACCAAGTACGGCGGCTATATACCGCTGACCCTCGAGTTGATCGACCGCGACGAAACCCGTAAGCTGAAAGCTTATGCTCGTGAATTAGGCTCCGCAGGGCTCCGCAAAATCTCCGCCCTGGTCGCTGAAATCTTCACCGCTAATTCAGGTGTAGGGCCAACTATGGCCGACACAGGCGCACTGTTTAACGCAACCGCAGTGACCACCGCTGGTGGTCATGCCAACTTGCTCACAACCGCTCTCGCGATCGATGCCTGGGATGCTGCGTGCCAGGCTGTGTATAACCAGCCCATGCTGATTAAAAATGCAGCCGGCTTGTATGGGACGGGTCCAAAGATGGCCATTAATCCTAAATTCTGCCTTGTCCCAAGGACTCTGCAGAATACCGCCTGGCAGATGCTTAATGGAGAATTTGTCCGTGAGGCAACCTACGTGTATGACAACGTACTCAAAGGTTCTGCTGTACCGGTCACAGTCCCTGAGTGGACGGATGCCAACGATTGGGCCGCTGTTTGTGATCCTGCGATTGCTCCGGCAATTTACGTGGGTGAACGCTTCGGAATCATGCCTGAGATCTACGTCGCAGGCGATGAGCTCTCCCCGGCCGTTTTCATGAACGATGAGCACCGCTTGAAAGTGCGTCACTTCCTCGCGGTTTGGGTCAACGACTTCCGCCCGCTCCATAAATCCAATGTCGCATGATAGTCGGGTCTCTCGCTCGATCCGGCTCCGCCCAGGGGGCTCCGCCGCTCGCTCGAGCCCCTCGAGCCCCTTGGTACCTAATACCTAATACCTAATACCGAAAGGAACTTTCCATGGGTTACGTAAACCTTCAAGACATTTGCCAATTTATCAGTCCCGCAGAAATTCTCAAATCTTCGGGGACCTGGACCCCGACTCTCGCGCTCCATTTGCCCTATGAAGCTAAAACCGCTGCAGCAGATAGCTTTTACCTGATGATTCCCGTCAAGCTGCCTGCTTCCAATGTGGGCACCCAATGTGCCAAGCTCAAATCAGTGGATATTTGGTACAAGATCGCAACCGCAGCATTTACCGATATTCCTCAAGTCGCGGTCAAAAAACAGACTCTCTCGGCCAACGCTGTTGCTGTCTCTGCTGTTGATTACACCGCCTTCGCTCTGGATTCGGGTCACGATACAGCAGCCGAAAGAAAAACATTAGCTTCTCACAAGATGACGGTTACTTTCACCGATGAGCCTTATCTCGAGGACGATGAGGTTTATTGGATCATCATCACCTGTGAAGCTGCTGCTACTTCTGCTTTTTCCCTTTTTGGGGCACAGGCTAATTTTGAGTTAAGGATGTAATTTGCATTTACCCCCATGTTGCATTTACCCCCTTATCCAATTTTGTTGAAAGTAGTAGGGTGCGCACCTTATTTGTGCGCACCACCATTCACCATTCACCATGAACTATTCACTGGAGTTACCAATGACCAAACTAAAATACTTACTTACTTCAAGAAAATTCTGGGCTGCTTTTGTCGGGCTGCTGCTGCTCACTATCAAAGCCTGGCATCCAGACTTTCCCCTCACCGAGGATCAGCTCACAGATTTTATATATCTGTTGATCGCCTACATCACAGGCACTGCCCTTGAGGATGGGTTGAGCAGCATCAATTTCAAAAAAACTAAATAACGAATTTCTGAACTTTCATTTCTCCTACCTATGGGGGGCGGAGGTCTTGCTCGCGAAGCACTCTTTGAGCAGCCCCAAGCCCCCCAAGGGTTTATCATTCGTTCCCGAAGGGTATTGCTCGCAAAGCGACTGTGCAGCGTCTTGTAAGGAAGCAATCTCGCAGAAAAAAATGCCTAAATACATCGAAACCAAAAATATCCTTATAATCAACCCCCCTCAATCCCCCCTAAAAGGGGGAGGAAAGATTGCAAAATACGCGCTGCGAAGCACTATTCGAGCGCTTGCGGGGGGTCAGGGGAGGGATCTGTTTGACTACTCACCAATCATTATTCACCAATCTCCAATCACGATCACCATTCACCATTCACAAAAGGAACACCCATGCCTGAAAAAATTGATTATAAAAAAATTGCTTCTATTCTCACTGCTGGTGAACCTATGGCCTTTAAAGCATATCCGGACGGGTCCCTGGTTGTTATCGCCCATGATGGCAAAAAACACCGTTTCACTGCTGATCAGGTCGCTGAAGTGCAGCCAAAACCCAAACCGGCTCCAAAACGAGCTCGCCCTTCCAAAACCGAATCCAAAATAGTGAAAGGAGGTTGACCTGATGACAGCCACCCTCACAAACTTAAAAACCCGGCTGTCTGAACAGCTCTCTGACCTCTCCAACCTAATCTGGT